ATATTTTTTATGTGCGAGGATACTTGACATGAAAGAAAGTGAAATTGAGACTTACTTCGTTTGGACGGTCGAGCGCATGGGCGGCAAAGCGTACAAGTTTGCCTCGCCGTCTCAGCGCGGAGTGGCAGACCGGATTGCCTGCCTGCCGAACGGTCAGACGTGGTTTGTCGAGTTGAAGACCAAGGGCGGACGCCTCTCGCCGCTGCAAAAGATGTTTGCAGCCGAGGTGCAGGGGCTGAAGCAGAAACACACAGTGCTATGGAATAAAGAGGCAATAGACCAATGGCGGCTTACTACAACGAAATAGACCCGTTTGCAGCCCAGTGGCTGCGGAACTTGATTAGCGCCGGGCACATCGCACCTGGTGACGTAGATGAACGCAGCATCAAGGACGTGAAAGCAGATGACATCAAAAACTATACCCAGTGCCACTTCTTCGCAGGCATCGGCGTTTGGAGCCACGCCCTGCGACTGGCAGGTTGGGACGACGAAAGAAATGTTTGGACCGGAAGTTGCCCCTGCCAGCCCTTCAGCATTGCCGGAGCCAACCGAGGCGTCAACGACGCGCGCCACTTGTGGCCCGATTGGTTCAATCTCATCCGCGAGTGCCAGCCTTCAATCATCTTTGGTGAGCAAGTTGAAGCAGCGGTTAGGCACGGATGGCTCGACCTTGTTCAAACTGACTTGGAAGGAGAAGGCTACGCCTGCGCTGCGGTCGGTATCCCTGCTGCGGGTGTCCAAGCGCCGCATATCCGGCAGCGCCTTTGGTTCGTGGCCGACGCCCAATGCGAACGAGGACGCCGCTGGCAGCCTGCGCGGCAAGATGCAGTGGATGCTGACGCACGAAGCCAAGTTTCGGGACAAGGAGGGCTACGAGGCTGGCAAACAACTGAACCCTGCCCTAGCCCGTTGGTTGATGGGGCTACCGCCCGCATGGGACGTTTGCGCGCCTACGGCAACGCCATCGTCCCGCAAGTCGCGCAAGCAGTCGTAGAGGCTTACCTTGAAACTTAGACCTTACCAAGAGACGGCGGCGGACTTCCTGTACGAGCATGACCGGGCGATGATTCTCGCGCCGGTCGGCGCGGGCAAGACCGCTATCACCATTACCGCGATGAGCGATATGGAGCGTTCTGGGCTACCCGGCACGACCGGGCAGTGGCTGGTGATTGCGCCGAAGCGCGTAGCGGAGTCGGTGTGGCCCGTCGAGATTCCGAAGTGGAGCAAAACGCTGCGCTTTGGCGTTGCTGTCGGCACGCCCGCCCAACGGGCTGCGGCGTTTGGCCCTCGCGTTAAAACGGCTAACGATGTAGTCATCATCAACTACGACAACCTGCAATGGCTGGCGAACTGCATTACTAAGAACGGCAAAGAGAAGCGGACGCTGGCGGACTATGGCTTCTGTGGCGTGGTGTTTGACGAACTAACCCGGCTCAAGAACCCCTCCGGCGTGCGTTTCAAGGCGTTCCTGCCGCTGCTGGAGGGGGTCAAGTTCCGCTGGGGCTTGACTGGCTCGTTCACTTCCAACGGCCTTGAGGACGTGTTCGGGCAGTGCAAGGCGGTTGACCAGTCGCTGCTGGGGCGGTCGAAAGGCGCGTTTCTGCAACAATACTTCGTGTGCATGAACCGCGACTACGGCGACTGGATGCCGCGCCCCCGTGCGCTAGAGTCCATTATGGCGCGTATCAAGCCCGCCACGTTTGTTCTGGAGCCGGGCGAGTACAAGGACAAACTGCCGCCGCTTCACGTCGTCGAGATGCGCTGTGACCTGCCCGACCGAGAGCCGTACGAGCGCATGAAGCGCGACTTGGTGGTCGAGTTCCCCACTGCCAAGGCCGTCGCTGCCAACGCAGGCGTGGTCACGGGCAAGTTGCTGCAAATGGCCTCGGGGTTCGTCTACCAGTCCGAGACGGTGGCGACAGACGTACCAGGCAAGTTTAAAACGACGCAGACGCCCGTGTGGTTTTCGCCGCACAAGTTTGACCTGCTGGATGAACTGTTGGATGAGAATCAGCACGCCAACACGATACTGGTCTACCAGTTCGTTGAGCAGTTGGAAGAACTGAAGCGCCGCTACCCGCAACTGGTGACGCTGGACGACGACCGCGCCATCGAGCGTTGGAACGCAGGCAAGGTCGAGTTGCTGGCGGTGCACCCGGCCTCTGCCGGGCACGGCTTGAACTTGCAGCATGGCGGCAGCCGCATGGTGTTCGTGTCGCTGCCGTGGTCGCTTGAGTTGTACGAACAGGTCATTGGCCGCCTGCACCGCAGCGGACAACGGCACGATGTATGGGTCTACGTCTTGATGACCAACAAGACGATGGACGAAAAGGTGTTTACCGCTTTACAAGACAAGCGGGATATTGCCGATGTGGCACTTGAAGAACTGAAAGGAGTTTGACTATGAATTACCGTGACCTGAATGCACTGATGAACAAGGCGACCGAAGCCGACTTACAGACGCTGCTGGACCGCGAGGTAGCGGGCGAGAAGCGTTACACGTTCCTTGTCCGCATCCACCAGCGTCTGAGCGCCTTGCGCGTGTCGCGTGAGCGTGCGGCGCTGCTGACCGCTTGCGGCTACGCCGACCGGGCATGAGTGACGCCATCAACCCGCCGCACTACAAGCGCGGCGACGTGGAGTGCATCGACGCCATCCGCGCTTGCATGACTCCAGAGGAGTTCCGTGGGTTCTGCAAAGGCACGGCTATGGCGTACTTGTGGCGACTAGGTGAGAAAGACCATGTGGTGCAGGAAGCCAAGAAGGCCGCCTGGTACGTCGCGTGGTTGGCAGGAGGCGACCCGAGATGAGCCGCGATGACATCGCACAGATGATGCAGGACACGGCAGGCGCGCATTGGGGGACTGAGGCGCATTTCCAAAGGTTTGCCGCGCTGGTCGCTGCCGAGAAGGACAAGGAGATTATGAGGTTGATTGGTGCGTTGGAATCCGTGATTCCGTTTGTCGCAACGCAAGCCGTTGGTTGCCACGGCGACAAGTGCAGAGAGGCGTGGTGCTGGTCATGCAACGACGAAGACGACGCGCAAAAAGCAGCAGAGCAAGGTGCAGATGCGGCTGATAAGGCGCAAGCCGTCATTCACGTTATCCGCGCAAGGGGTGAGGCGTGAACCGCGATGACATCATCCGCATGGCGCGGGAGGCCACGGTTGACCCGCTGTGTGGCGGCGACCATCGTGACCTAATTGCGCTGAATCTTGACGAACTGGAACGCTTTGCCGCGCTGGTCGCTGCCCATGAGCGTGAGGCTTGTGAAAAGTTGGTGTGGAATACTCCTGAACTAGATGACGAATATGTCTCTCATCGAGAAGCAATTGCCGCAGCCATCCGCGCGAGGGGTGAGGCGTGACTGAGATGCGAATCTGCAAGACCTGCAGTGTAGACAAGCCGATTACCAGTTACGGACTGTCAGACGGGTACGCTAGGCGGTCATGCAAGGAATGCGATGCTGCGCGCAAGCGTGACTGGAACAAGCGTAACGGCCCCAAACAGGCGGCAGTGAAGCGGCTAGTACGCAGGCTAGGGCCATCACCCTTGCATCTGACTTACCGCAAGGGCGAGCGGTGCTGGTGTTGCAGGAGGGAGGCGACCAGGGGAATGCTGTGCCGTACCTGCTACGGTGACGCCCGCAGGGTAAGGACTTAAGCCTTGCCCTTCACCCGCTCTACAGACCTGTACGCACCCAAGCCCAGCATACCGAACAGCAACCCGTACAGGTCGCCCAGTTGCAGCACAGGCGGGGCAGCGTAGCCCTGAATGGTAGACCCCCACGCTAGCAGGGGTTGCAGCAGGAACTGGTACAGCAGACCCAGCACGCAGACCCAGCCAGCGGCAGGACGCCAACCCGACTTGAACGGGTCAGCAGATGCCGCCTCAACCTTGTTCACCTCGGTCTGCGCTAGCGCCAGTTGCAGGTCGGCTTCCAGCGCCTTGAACTCGCCAGCCTGCTGGAGTTTCAGCAACTCCAACTGCGCCTGCGCTTTCTGGGCAGGGTCGGGCAGGACGCGGTCCAGCACCTTCAGCCCAGCATCTAACAACCCGCCGATAAGTGGTGTCATTTGGAAGCCTCCAGTGCGACGGCAAAGGTACGCCGCAGCCAGCCCTTGCCGAACGTGTCGAACCCGCGAATGCCGGTGTACGCAATGGCGCGCTCCGTAGAGAACCGCACCACGGCCTCTGGGAGGCGATTAGCGGCGGCAATGGTGTTGCCCCCCATCACGCCATCCTGAGCCACGCCGCAAGCCCGCTGGAGAAGCCTGACAGCCTTGTCGCGGCCCATGTTTACGGCAGCGTCAAACAAGCATATGGCAAGCGGCTCGGGGATTTCATCCGTGCGGAGTTTGTCCCAGTAGTCGCGGCGGTAGATGGCCTTAGCCTCATCCTCGGTCAGCCGCAGGATGTCTACGTCAGGGTATGCACGCTTGCTGATGCCAAAGCGGGTCTCGCCGCCTGGGTCGCGGGGGTCGTTGACGTACCCGCCCTCATGGCGCAGCACCATCTCTACAGCGCGGTCAAAACTCATGGACACCACCCCTGCCGTGCGCCGCCCGTGTAGGGTCGGGCCAGCCCTTCTGCAATGAGAACCGCCGCCACAGACTTGCCGTTGACGGACACATCAGCGTTCACGCGACCGGCGTACTTGTCAGGCTCGACGTGGAGCAACTGGACCTGCCCGTTCAGCAGTTCAGCCAAGCGGGCCTTGGCGGCGAGCGCGGTAGCCTTTTCGGCAGGACACTTACCCTTTATCTCGGGCGTGTCGATACCGCGCACACGGACAGCGGTAACTACCTCTATGCCATCCCACACCGGTATGCGGGCCTTGAATGTATCGCCATCAGTGACGGACAGCACAAGGGCCGCAAAAACGCCTATCACGGCTTATCAACCTTGCTGTTAAGCTGGTTGAAAATCTTGTCCAGCATACCTTTGATTTCGCTGATGTCAGCGCGGTAGTCATCCTTGCGGACAAACTTCTCAGCGGCTTCCATCTGGTGCTGCATAATCATCTTTTCCAACGCAGTTTGGTTGCTCCAAAGGCTGCGTAGGAACCACCCGGCAACGGATACGGCGATGGCGAGGAGGGCTTGAAACAGGCTGAGTACTTCCATCATTGCTCCGCAAGGGCGTTTTGAGTTGGCGGGGAGAGGGCGTTAGTCGCAACACCGGCAACAGCGCCTGGTCGAGCAGCAGCAAGCGCACCGCGCACCTTAGGATTGCGGGTGATGTACTGGCGAACAAACTGAACAACCTTGCTGCGGTCAGCGGGCGGCAATGCCATCATGGCCTCGTTTGCCGCTTGCCCCGAACGCGTGGACTCGGCAAGAATTCTTAAGGCATCTGCCGATATTTTGCCCTCAAGACCCCGCAACACTTCGTTAGTCAGCGTGACCTTGGCGCTGAAGAAGTTGGGAATGCGGACGTTACGCTCGCTTTCCGCAATCAACCTGCCAGCGGCCTTTGCACCCTCGGTGGCTTTTTCATCCGCCAAGTTTCGAGTGCGCATATTGGCAACGATACTTTCCAACGGACCAAGTTCGCCGGTCAGTTCTTTTAGAATGTCGTACTTGCCGCGCCCAAGGATGCTTTCAACAACGTCGGGCGATTCGGCCTCAATGAGCCGCTGGAACTGATTTGGGTTGGTGTCGTACAACTGCATGGCCTTAGCCAGCAATTCCTTGCGCTCAATGTCGCCCATGCCCTTGGCAAAGGTAGTGAAATAATCATCCCACGCCTCGCCACCCGCCTCTCTTAGCGCCGACCTAATAGCAGGCTGAAGCGGCTTCATAACAATCGCGGCTACCTTGCTCTTTGTAGCAGGGTCTGCGCCTTTCAGCAGCCTATCCACCGCTGCCGATACACCTTCCTTGCTGATGACATACATATCTTCAGCGCGAATATCTCCATGCTTGGTTTTAGCCTGCTCAAGCATACCAAGCACTTTTTTGAGTACGCGGTTAGCATCTTCGTTGAAGCGACCTTCAGCGGTTGCCATTTGGCGCTTGATGACGTTAATGACCGAATCTGGGCGCAAGGGCTGAAGCCCCGCTGCTTTCATGCTTGCAAGTCTTGCCTCAAGTTCTCGGGCGGTTTCGCCAGCCGCTAAAGATTCTCCTGCTCGCTGAGTCACTAAAGCATCGGCGCGGTCTGAAAGTTGCCCAGGGTAGGTAGAACCTTCCGGCAAAAAATCTTCCGCGTACTGGCGGCCTTGCGCACGTTCGGATGCTGCCGAAAACCGACGAACATCTTCAACCGCAAGTTTAGCAGCCGTGCTGGCCTCTGCCGCCGCTTCCTCAAGCGGACGACCCTCCACGCGATAGCGGTCTGACAAACGAATGGCTTCTTCTCGCTGCGGCGTAGTCCGCGCAGTGAGGTCTTCCTTCATTGCCTTGCGGGTAGCGAGGGCTTCAGTCTGAGTCCGGCCCCCAGCAGCACCGCCAAGCGCGGCACGTTCTGCCTGCTTTGTCGCTTGGTTGGCAAAGTAACTTGTGCCTTCGGGGTCCAATTGCTGACCAATGCGCATCATCGCCTGGTACGCAGGCGTAGACGCCTCTGCCGAAGCAAGGCTAGCAAGTTGGTTAGGCTGGGCGGCTTGCGCCGCCTGAGTCGCGCCAAGTCGGGAGCCTGCCGCCTGACGCAGCATCTCGCCAACGCGAGACTGTGCAGCATTGGGGCCAAGCGCGTTGTAGGCCTCCGTCAGCTTGCGAACGCCCTGACCAGCAGCGCCGCCAAGAACCGGCAACGCAGCGCCGATAGCAGCGCCAGTTGCCATGTCTTCAGGATTGACGTATCCAGCAGCGGTCGCGCCGCCAATACCGCCGCCGACTACGCGAGTGGGAAGATTCGCGACGGTTCGGCTTAGGCCGCCGGTTGCAATAGCGCCACCAAGACCGCGCTGCGCTACGGCAGCAGGCGCACTCAATCCCGCCGTACCGGCGACAATGGGTAGCACATTGCCTAAGCCGCCAGCAAACCCGCTAACGCCAGTGGAGGACGGCTGGTACATTTCAGCCAGCGCGTTCGTAATCTCAGCGCGACGGTTTGGCCTGCCGCCGTATTCCTCAGGCACAAGGTAGTCAAATGGGGCAAGCAAAGTTGCGCCCATGCTGCCCAAACCTTGCAACACGCCAGCGGTAAACGTCTGCGGGACTTTCTTAAGGTCTTCAGCAGAAAACGCTTTTGGCTGTGGACGCGCTGCTGGCTTTTTAGCAGTAGTAGGCGCGGCGTCAAATTGGTCAAAAGGGTTTGCCGCAGGCGCATCAAACTGGTCAAAGGGATTTGCAGCCATTTACTTGCCCTTTGAGAGATAAGCGGCGGAAGCGCCAGCCCCATACTTTTGGTCAAACGCTGCTGCCAAGTTAGGATTAGAAACTAGGTGTTGAATAGCCGCAGCGCTCGGTGCTGGCTTTGCAGACAAACCTGAAGCGCGGGTTTCTGCGCGCTTAAGGCCTTCGTTCATAATGTCTCTAAATTCAATGGCTGCCTTAACAAACTCGTCTTCGCTCTGAGCCAGCGACATACGATTTTTGGCAGCAGTAGCCTTTTCGCCTTCTTTTTGGGTAATCGCACCGCCACCACGCAAGGTTTCAAACGCTTGCAAAAACGCGCCGCCCTGTACTTGGTCAAACAAAGCCTGAAAACTAGCAGCGTCAGTGCCGGGAACAAACCGAGAACCCATGCCAAACCCAACAGCGCCACTAAAGCCTGGATGTGGAGGCACGTCCCCATAAGTAACCTTTTTGGTTTTGGGGTCGTACGTGGCGTTGCCTATCATGTCGTTAATCAAGCCAATAGCCTGAGTTGTATCTTGTTTGGCCTGTGGGAACGCCACTTCAAACTTGGCTTGAGACTCGCCAAGCGCACGCTGACGCGCCGCCTCGGCGGGGGGCAGGTCAGCACCCTGCTTGCTTTGTTCAAACGCCAAGCGGTCCTGAGCAACTTTGAGTTGTCCCTGAGACACACCAAGCTGGCCTTGAGAGATTCTGCGTTGCTCCGCACGGTCTGCCGCCAAAGACTGTTCGTTAGCCGTCAAGTTTTGGCGGTTGAACTCAGCAATGGCTGCGGCTGAGTCACGCATGACTTGCTGCTGCGCGGCAGGCGTAAACTGCTCAGGAACGTACTGCCGGGACCATTCAGGCAGCGTTTCGCGCCAAGCGGACCACGATGTTTGGGTATGTGGCAGCGCAGCAAGGTTACGCTGGTTCTGCCAGTACCTTGCATCGCCTTCCATTTCGGTATTGCGAGTGGTGGCCTGTTTGGCAGCAAGTTCAGCAGCGGCTTTTTCCGACTCACCCATCATGCCCTGCAACTGCGGCAACAACTGCTGCGGAGCCGCTGACATAGCGCCCTGCCAATTGGTACGCCCGGTGCGTGGGTCAATGTTTTGCGACACCACGTTGCGCAGCATATTTGCCTGCATTTCTTGCTGCCGAGCAGCGGCAAGCGAATTTTGCTTGGCCTGATATTCCTGCGCACGCTCAACGGGAGCGTAGATATCGCCAGGGGAGTAAATATTCATGTCTGCCATGACGATTCCTTAGTAGGAGATAGTCCCAGCCTTAAAGGCGGACGTTGGGTCTTTCCAGTTAGACCAACCACTAGCAATGTCTTGGCTAGCCGCAGGGCTTGCATACTTACCCCAAGTAGAGCCGTACCCGCCCGCAAGCTGCGAGCCAATGTCGGTCAGCCCGCCAATCATGGCGTTCTGGGCATTAGCGGCATTCACATACCCGCTAGCCCGAGCCTGCCCAGCGCCAGTAATGTTTTGCCCACCCTGAGTGGCGTAGTTGCGGGCAGCGCCGCCAAGTGCGTTCACGGCGTTTGCGCCCACGCCCTGCTGGCCCGTCAACATATCGTATCTCAGGCCGCGATTTTGGTTGTAGCGGTTGTAGGCGTTCTGATACTCGGCAGATGCCTGCTTGCCAGCAAAGTCGCTAGCGGCTTTCAGGGCAGCGCCGGAGATGAGGCCGCCGCGTGCCGCCGCCTGCCGGTCAAGACCTTTCAGCCCTTCCTGCAAACGGAAAGCGTAACCGGGGTCGGCTTCGTAATCAGCCATCGAGAAGTCACGCAGCATATTGCCGTAACCCTGCGAGGCGGCATCGCCACCAAGGCCCATCTGCCGCGTAAGTTCGTTTTGGCTAACCAGTCCGGTCTGACGGAACGGCTCCTGCAATGCGACCTGGCGGTCAAACATTTCCTTTTGGAG